GATTCATCTAAGATAATTGTAATGTATTTAATTTTAGAATATTTGTTTAAACTACGACCTTGAAACCCTATGATTTCCCCTTGATTGATAAGTGGGATTATAATTCTTGGTTCATCTCGGTCTATAGATTCAAAAGTATATTTTTGTTGATTAGTCCACTTCTTAAAGTGCTCACAGTAATATAACTGTTTTAAGAATTTGTCTGGGATTTTTCTATTTTTTAAATATACTTTTGCTGGATGTTCATTATTTAGTTCTTCTATGGTTGGTAGATCAAATTGTTTTAGATTCTTAAAAATAGGTTCTTTAAAATCAAATGTTGGATTTGGAGTATTGGAATTCCTACCAGTAATTCCTTGCTTATACCTCTCCATCACATACTGATCATAAAGAGATTGGTCCAAATCTTTTAAAAAATTAGTAAAAGATTTAGACATGCCACAGTTGTGACACTTATAATTGTGGTCATTTTTAAGTTGGTAGATGTACCCTCTTGCTTTATTCTTGTGCCTCTGTGAATCTCCACAATAAGGACATCTAAAATTGTAAAGATTATTTTTTACCTGTTTAAATTTTTGTAATCTTGGGGATACTAATCCAATATACTTGGCATCAATAAAACTCATTACAAAAAGATAAGACTACTTAGACCTCTCTATTGTAGTTGGTGAAGGTGATTGTGTCAAGAAGGAAAATACTGGTGGAGCAAATCTTAACAAAATACCTACAACCACAAATGCCCCTAAAACTTGCCATTTAAATTTTGAAAGACCTTCTACTTTCTCTTCTACTTTTGTTATTCTTTCTCCTAACTCTTTGCTTATTTCCTCATGCTGTTCTTTTGAAGTTCTCTTAATATCCTCAATCATACTTACAATCAGAGTATCAGTCCTATTACACTGCTCAATTTTTTCATTATGAACAGCTAACATCTGACTAATGTTTTGACTTGTCTCACCAATCTTTTGAATTGCTGTATCAATCCTTTCCATCATCTGTTCATAAACAGATAATCTTTCTTCTAAGATTGCAATTTTAGTGTCTGTAGATGATGGTGGAAACATGACTTATCTTTTCTGAATATTTCTAAGCCAAGGAATTCTTGATTTTGGTCCTAAAAATATTAATTTTCCCTTTTTCTTTTTATTTACTGGTGGTTCGTCTGGAGGAAGTCCTGCTAAATTTCCACCTGTGGCGGTCATTTCCTCTCTGATAATATTTATTATTAGGTCTAATTTTGAATTTTCCATTATAGGGATTCCAAGATTTTAAGACAATTTTCATCAACTGGAATATCATCTAAAAATGATTTAGGATATTCTGGTATCCTATTCAGATATAATAAAAAGGTCTTCATGGAAGACCACAATTCCTTTTCTATCTTAAAAAACAATAAAGGTAATGCAGCATCATTGAATACATTAAAGACAATAATAAAGTGATTAATCAGGAGAGTTGTCTTTAACTCTCCTGACTTTACATATCGTCTCAACAATTTTTTAATGTATTTAAATCTACTTAAATCCTCAAAAAAATCGTCTTTAGTTATAGCTTGAGGATTATCATAATACTTAATAGCGAACAGGATATAATTATCCTCATTCAATTCATCAAACTTCATAGATTATTTTTTAGGTGTTGGATAGATAATTCCATCTGAACCAGTTGTAATGCCAGACATTGCAACAAGAACTTCACTCTTCACTCTTAAATTGCCATGCATATCTGTATAAGTTGTAACTCCTACCCAACCTTGATGTGTAAATCCTCTGTAAGAAGCAGGCATATATTCAGAGGAAGTTGAAATTCCATAAACTTGCTTATCATTTACACCATAGGATGCTTCACTAAAAGTAGAATCAAGAACTGTATATTTTGGAAGCTCACTGATATAGAAACTTGTAGAAGCAATTGCAGCTCCACTCAATCCAGCAGTAGATGCAATGGAAAGTTGAGTGGTGCTTGCAATTCCAACAATTACAGCATCTCCAAAATAAGTTCCATTTGAACCCCTAAAACCAAATCTAATTACATCACCAGTAGCAGCAGCTCCAACTTGACCAAAGGTTGTCCCAGCCCCAGTAACAACCAAAGTTGAATAATTTAAAGATACTGTTCCGCCTGAACCTTTGTTATCGTTGTTTCCCCAAAGAGCCATGTGTTTTACCTAAATTGTTTTTCTTTCTTATAATATTTATAAAAATAGGGGAGTATCAAACTCCCCCCAAAAATATGATTTAATAATTTATCAGGGAGTTAAATCCTTTGCCCCTTTATTCTTCAATTGTCCTTGGACTTGTAAAAGAATGAGTGAAAGAATTCCATTTGATTTTACTTTTGGATTTGCTCCAAGTGCTTCAGAAACTGCAAACAGAACTGTTGCAATCAGAGCTTGGTTGGCAACACACCATGCGATTACTGCAGACATAATTGAACCTTTATAGACCTAATTTATTTATTTCTGGACACTCTTTAAAACAGAACTTGCTGCTTTTGCAAGTTTATCATAACGACCTTTAACTGTTCTATTTGCTGCAGGTGCTGCAGGTTTTGCATCAGGAGTGGTTTTGACTTTACCTTTCTTACCTTGAGGTCTCATACCAGCAAGAACAGTTTCACCTTTGCTATGAATTGCAGCAACTCTTTCTGCTTCTTTTTTTGCTGCTTTTCTTTGAGCATCAGTCATGGATCTTTGAGTTCTTTCTGATGCTGGTCTCATTTTAGTTTTTTTTGGATCAAATACTCCCTCTTCAAGATTTTCAAAAGCATCATTTCTTTGTGAAAGATACTCTACAATAGAATCATATGATTCTTTTGTCATTGCAGATGTTCTTTGAAGTTTGATGCGAGCCATATCTGCAGCAATCTGTGTTTGTGCTGCTCTACGCTTTGCTGATGCAAGTTGAGGATTGGTCACAGATACTGTTTCTGCATCACCTCTTGCTGGCATACCAGCAGTTCCTTCTGACATTTCATCAATATAAATATCAGTCATCTCATCCCAAGTGAATTCAGAAAGGTCATAACCTTCCTCTACAAGTTCAGAGACCCATGCTTCAACTTCTTCTTTGATTTGTGGGTTGATTGCAACTTTATTCTTACCACTCATTACATCAATTTTCTTGTCTTTAGAGTCGTTTTTCTTTTCAACTTCTACAAGAGTTTCTTCTTTTACACTTGAGGTATCTTTCCCATCTGGTTTACCACCCTTCTTTTTTTGAATGGCATTGTGGACTACACCACGATATTCTTTAGCACCAGATTCAATCTGACCATCTTCATCATAATCTTTCTTTGCTCTTTCTTCTTCTAAAGATTCTGTGTCAAAAAATGGTTTTCTAATTTCTTTATAAGGATCTGCCCAAATGTTAGTCATTTACTTTTAGATAATACTTTCCTTTTTTTATTTATAGATCCTACAGTTGCTCCAGGAGTCATAGATGCAACATATTTGGTATATCCTGAAGTTCCAACAAGAGTATTTGGTTTTCCTGGTTCCCTTGTCATACTGTCCATTTTAACTTCTGTATACTCACAAACATCTTTAATCCAGGACTTGAACATAATTCCTTCTTCAGTTACACAAATCAAATGGTTAGCACCAGAACGAATTACTTCACCACGTAATCCAGTGTGTGAACTCTCCACCTTTGACCCAACCTTGAATAAATTACCAAAGATATAGTTCTCTCTCAAACCTTTCCAATCATATTCTGGGGCAATTTGCCACAGATTATATCCTTCCTTAACATTCATAGATTGTTGAAGGTCTGCAAATAATTGCTTTGATTTTTTGAAGTTATTTGGAAGCATCTTCTTGAATGACTCAAAATCATTTTCTGCTGCTGCTTTTCTTGCTGCATCAGAAGCTACATCAGCATCTTTTGGACCAGCAGAAATGACATTCATGCTGACATAATCATAGAGTTGTCCGTTATTCTTGTTTGCAAGATTGTCAATTTCAGAGACTCTTTCTGCTCCACAAACAATATTGACACCAGTGTATCCTTCTTGATTCAAGAATGCAAGAACATCAAAGATGGTAACAAACTCATCACTATCAATAATATTCTCTGCATATTCAGGGAACATTTCTTTGAGATAAGAAATCTTCAGATCTGGATCTAATGGATTTTGCTTTCCATCTTGAGATCTACTTGGGAAAATATAGAAGTTTCCTTCAGTTGCAGTTTGCTTTGCAGTGCTGAATGCTTTTTGATGTGCTGTTGTTGGAGGATTAAACTTACCAAATACAACAGTTGCTACTTCACCTCTTGAATCTTCTTTAGGTGGTTTTCCTGAAGGTTGTTGTCCTGCCCCTCCTCTTACAGCACCAGTAGGAGCAGGTGCCTTTGCTTTTGCTACTGGTGCCTGTGCTGGTTTAGCACCTAATCTTTTACGTCCTGGTTTTTGTCCCTTGAATTTTCCAGGTTTTCCTCTTGATGGGTCTTGATTATCCTGATCTTCCTCACCATCACCTTTACCTTTTTTCTTACCAGATATAAATTCAAGTTGTCCTTTATAAGTTCTTGCAACTCTCTTTTGCTGCTTATCAATCCAATAACCGTGTCCATCCCCTGTTAACCCAAGCTTGTGTGCTTTACTTGCTGCTTGGGAACTTCTTGCTTCGAAAATAAATTCTGAAAATCTTTTCATTTATTAATTTCTGAATATATCAAATCTTGGTTGCTATGAATATACTGCAGACCAAGTTTCTTGACTTGTAAATATTTATCTTTCTTATCCTTTGGATCTTTATCCTGATCTACAAAACTCACATAAAATCTACAGAAATTTTCAATAGTTTTTCTTTTAAGTTGTTTAATTTTCACATGTTGCTTGTAGATCTTAATCAGATCTTTAAAAAATTCTTCCATCAAGAAAGTAAGGTAAAGATATCTCTTTCAGTATTTACCTCAATACCACACTCTTCCTTAAACTTTTCAAGGTCTTTTTTTGATGGGTTATTAATTCTTTCTCTTGCCATAGTGTGATAATCATCAGACAAATCAAATCCAATGTAATCATGTCCAAGAAGTTTAGCAGCAAGACCAGTAGTTCCTGAACCACTATAAGGATCAAGAACTACTCCAGGTTCTTGCATAACACCTTGGATGCACCTAAGAGGAAGAATGATAGGAAATGGTGCAGGATGAGGATTCTTCATCTCAGGACCAAACTTCCAAACACTTCCATAGTTCACAGATCTCCTAGGAAGTTTGGGACGCTTTGCTCCCTTACACAACCAATAGATTCTTTCATCAATCTGGATAAATCTGTATCCAGAAATTTCTGGACCACTACCCCTATTCCAGATAATCTCTTCTCTGATGTGCCACTTAGTTTTAGGTAACCACTCCCAAGGAGATGTAGCATTACCTTGAAGATACCTTACCTTATGATTATAGAATAGAGAACCACCTTCTTTGGTTTTATCAAACAGAATATTCAGTAGTTCAATCTGTTGCTCTTGATAAACATCTTCTGGAAGCGAATCATCAAACTTATCATATTCAATTTTACGAAACAATCCACCACCAATCTTTTGTTTGTTATATGGAGGTGAAGTTACAGTGCAATCAATAGAGTTATCATCAAGTTGTTTTGCCAACTCAATACAATCTCCAGTTCTCAGGTCAATCATAGGGTTTCCAGTATTTTACCAGTGTAGCACATCATTGGACTTTGATAAAGGGTCCAGAAAGGTCTGCTTGACTAATGTTCATCTTTGATGATAGGAAGTAAGCATGAGTAACTAATTCTGCTAATTTATTTTTCTTTTTTGCTTCAATAAACATTTTAATATATCTAAGAATTCTTAGTTTACTTCTCAACTTAACTGCAAAATTTTTGCCAGAAGGATTTGAAGACACTTTATCTAATTCAAAAGCCAATTCAATAAAAACTTCTGGAGAAACTTGTCTTCCTAAAACAGAAACTTTGCCAAAATCTTTTTTAATAGTTCTATCAGAAACTATGTCTTTAAAATATTTTTGCCAATATTTTAAATGAGTATCTGTAAATTTTCCACTTAAAGGGATATTATAATTGACATCTTCACCAGTATATTTTTTAACAAGGTCTGCCATTTTTGGAGCAGGAATAGCACCATTCCTTGCAGTAGCATTTACATATTTTCCTTTATTATTAGGAACTCTATCTCTTGGTTCAGTTGCATGAGCAGCAGCACTAGAAACTTTACTCTCCCAAAAATATCTTTTAATATATTTTCCTGCTTTAAATTGTGCTTCAAATGTTAAAGAATTTCCTGCAAAATCAGTTTCTCCACCTCTTTTTGAAATCTCCATATAGGTAAACATGTCACCTATAATATCGCCTTCATGAACTTCAATTCCATCAGGACCAACATCAAGATTAGTTTCATATACATGAGATTCTGGTTCTGCTTTTGTTGGTTTCTTAAGAGAAATGCCTATAAGTTTTTTATCCCTCAAAAGTTGACTCAAATATGCATTTACAGTCCCAACAAAAACTTCTGGTGCTGTTGTTCCATCAGAAAATTCTTTCTTTAACAAATCTACCATTTGTTTTATTTTATATTCTTCAGATGCTTTTACCATATAAACATCTGTAGTATTCCAACTATCTTTCTTTCCAGTAAAAAGTTTTTGCTGTTCTCTATTAAAACTATTCCAAATATAATCGTAAATATCAGTATCTTTATTGGGTGGTAGAGTTTTTGTTTTGCCACCATACCTTGCATATTTCCAAGAAGTATCTTCAGCACCTTCAGAGTGAGAAAGATATTTCACAAGTGCTTTTGCTTGTTTAAGAAGACCTTCATACCACTCTTTATCCATATTAGGAAATTCTTTTTTTAAATCCTCAAAAACAATTAAATCTTGGTTGGGAGTTAAGTTTGCCCCTCTATCTATAGCATGATAAAAAGTTACAATAGATGCTGCTTCAAATAAGTCTGTTTCTGCTACCATTTTTATAAAGAGAAGAATGGGTTTAGTTTTTTAGTATTTGGCAAAAATGAATATAAACTTTCAGTAAAAGTAGTTTTAGTAAATTTTACTTCTGGTTGTATTTCATAAAAAGCATAGGATGGACTTCTTAAACTTATCCTAATTCCAAATTCTCCAGTAGAATCTAAAACTGGAATATTTTTACCTAATCCTAATGGATCGTCTGTTGACGATAATTTAAAAAAATTGTCTCCGATTTGTATGTATTCTGCAGATTCTTCTTTTCCAGATGAATAATGTTTTTTAGCAACTTCAGATACATCTATAACTTTTTTTGAAAGAATATACGCATTAGATTTTGTCTTTAAAAAATTACTCATAGTTGCATAAGAAACTGCATTAGAATTTCTCAATCCAGATTTTGTAGTAGGAATAATAATTTTGTCTTTTGGTATATTAGAAAATTTAGAAATTTCTTCAATAAAATTATTCAATTCATTGGATCTATTTGCTATTTCTAATAATAATTTAGTCCCTCCTCCAGGATTTTTTGCCTGCCACTTTCCATCTTCATAACTAAATCTAGTGTTTATAATATTATCTGTTATATTCATCTTAACTTCAACCCAAGCAGTTGAATTTCCTTTTTTAACTTTTACATCAGAATAATGAACAGTTGCAGGAGGTCTAGTTGCAGTTACTCCATTAATTTTATCAATTTCTTCTGCAATTAATCTTTCATGCCTATCAGATTTAGCACTCATAATTTATCACCTATCGTCTTCAGACCTATGCTCTGAATAAAATACGCTGAACGCACCCTCAGGATAACGCTTCATCAGTTTATCTACATTCCTTGAAATGACATAATCAATAGGAGTTTCAAGTGCAATGCAGGCTTGCATTACATACCACATCAGATCACCAAGTTCAGTAATCAGGTGGTCTTTGTTATCTTCATTCCAGGACTTACCTTGGAAAATCATCTTCTTCACGATCTCCAGGAACTCACCACCTTCAGCATTAATACCAACACCAGCAGTCAGCAGGCGTTCAATATTAGCACCTTTGCGATCCAGTTCTACAATACGATCAGAAAATGCTACAAAATCTTTTGATGCATCTGAAGTGACTGCATCTACAAAATTTTGATACTTATTAAAATCAACTTTATCAATCATGAGAATTTTAAACTAGCGAATTTGTTATTTTTAGATTCTTCTTTAACATTATACTCTTCTTCTTGTCCAGAGTCAAGAATATCATCCTGTGCCTTTTGTTCACAATCATAGAGACGCATCTTTGCTCTATCAATACCCACAATAAATCTTTTGTTAATTGTGGGGTCATTGTATCTGTTCTTCAACTGCTTCACCATAATCTGCCCCAACTGTTCCAGTTCTTCTGTGCTAATAAGGGCAAACATAAGATCAGCAGTAGCAGGGAGACCAAAGGACTCACTAGTATCAGTAAGTTCAACATCAGAGTTGCCATAACCACTCCTAGTGGTTTGGGTAGCAGAGACAATGGGAACATTGAATTCCACTGCCAATCCACGTAACTCTTCTGCAATTGCCTTAACATAAGAATAAGAGTTGACAGAGAAGTTTGACTTATACCTGCTGGAACCACAAATGTTAAGGTAATCAATGAAAATAATATCAGGTCTAAATGACTTCTTGAGAGCAAGTTCATTGAGGAGCGACTTGAAGTGACCAACATGTGCTGAAGCAGTTGGATACTCTTTAATAATAAGAGTGCCTTGTGTCTTCTTTGCAATATTATTTACTTTAGTATCAAACATCTGTTTGGGAAGGTCTACAATATCCTTGATATTGACATTCAAAAGATTAGCATCAATTCTTTCAGCAATTCGTTCCTCCGCCATTTCAAGAGTGATATAGAGAACGGACCTGCCTTGCAGTAGGACGGAACTAGCCACATGACACATGAATAGCGATTTCCCAACGCCTGTCCCAGCAAGAGCGATATTGAGAGTCTTGTTAGGGATACCACCTTTTGTGATTTTATTGAAATACTCCAAATCAAATGGGATCTTATCCTCTTTCTTGTGATAGGATTCATATCTTTGCTCATAATCACCAAGGTAGTCATGTCCAATGTGATTGTCAAAACTTACAGCAAGTGCTTGCTGAAGAATTGATGGAATAGAATCTCTGGACTTTTTCTCATCCTGACCATCAGCAATCTTAATAGATTCCATCAATGCCAGGTAAATTGCTCTATCCCTACACCACTTCTCTGTAGTATCAACAATCCAGTTTATTTCTGCTGGAGTATCATCTAATTTTGTAATATACTCACAAATTGTTTTAAATGTATCCTCACTAATGTCTGTTCTATTTTCTGTTTCAATCAGAAGAACTTCTTTAGTAGCAAGGTTATCATAGGAAACAACAAACTTACAGATTTCTTCAAAGACTACTTTCTCATGAAAGTTTTCAAAGTATTCTGATTTGATAAAAGGTAATACTTTTCTACAGTAATCATTATTAAATAAAAGATTTTTCAAAATTGTAGATTCAATTGTTTCCATCATTTATAGTGCAAATATCCAGTTAAAATATACTTTGGTCCAGTGATTGGTGGTTCTCCTTTATGAGGAAACATCCACAATGGAGGAAACAATACTAATGTCCCTCTTTTTGGTTGGATAGTCAGTCCACTAAAAACAGTTTTACCTCCTTCATCAACATCATTTAAATACCAAAGATAAGAAAGATATCTCCTTGCACTTGCATAGTCTTGAACATCCACATGTGTATCAAACATATCAGATCCTCCAGGATTATACTTCTTAATCCTGAATTGCTCAAAAGCATGTGACTCTGGAAAAACTCTCTTGTCTACAAATTCATAGTACTTGTCTCTATATGCAAAAGCATTTTTAATGATAGTATCATGAATTAGATTTACATCTCTGGAAATCTTACAGTTTTCTGTAAGATTGACCTGTGTAAAATTTGGTCTTGAATCATTCTCAATGCGTTCATGAAGTTGGGTTTGACTATCAAAAAATTGAATTAAAAAATCACATACTTCAGGTTCAAGAGCATTTTCATGAACCTGAATTAAATCATTTAAATCAACCATAGGAAAACTCTTGTTTTGCTACTTCATCAATTGCCTGAAGAACTTCTTTTGTAAAATATTTTTCTGGATTTTCCAAAATAGTTTTTCCAAATTGAGTTGTGCCATCTCCAACATCATAACGAGTTCCAACTTTTTTGAAGATTTCATACTTCTCTGCCAACTCCAAAAGACCATAATACTTGTCCAGTCCACGCTCATCATAATAAAGACGAACTTCAACATCTTTATTTTCTTTACTCAACCTTGATTTTTGAGTCTTACATTTAATAATGTTTCCTACAACTTCTGTTCCATCCTTTTCTTTCTTCTTGGAAAGATAGATGATAGTAGATGCTGCATACTTAAGACCAGAACCACCACTCATTTCCTTCATTGGAATATAAGAACCCACCACATCATAAGTGTGATTAGTCACAATCATAGGAATGTTTGCCTGACCCAGTTTAAGAGTCAACATTCTAAATGCACCCTTGACAAGTTGTGATTTAGTCATATCACGAACTTGCTTTGCATTTAAAGCATCTTCAATTTCCTTCTCTGTAGAAAGCATACCCAGAGAATCCAGAACGAACATACAAGGTTTACGTTCACCTTCTTTTTTCTTCAGATACAAGTCCACTGCTTTGAGTGCTTTACTCCTAAACTCCTCAATAGTGACCACATTCACTACTACAATTCTATTAACATCAAGTCCTCTACTTTGCAGCATAGACTTGGTTACAGCAGCTTCAGTATCAAAGTAGAGACAATAACCATCGGGGTGAGTATCAAGAAAATTCTTAACCACAGCGAGAGAAAAGAAAGTCTTTCCAGTACTAGACTCTCCAGCAATAGCAGTAATCTTATTGCCAGATACACCGCCAAATATGCTACCTGAAACCAGTGCATTAAAAATGTATGAACCCGTGTCAACATAAGTTTCAGTCTCATCAATATCTGCTGCCAGTTGTGTATACTCTCCACCAATTTCTTTTACGATGTCTTTTAAAAAGTCCATAATTATGCAAACAATGATTCTAATGTATTTGTTTTTTCTACATTCCAACCAATACAGTTCAGAATGCTTTTAAGAGGATCAATAAAACTTTTCTCAAACTGCAAATCATAATCAACATATTTATTGAGACCCAGCTCCTTTGGAAACTGTTGAATAAAAGAAATAACATTCTCTCTGATTGGATTTGCATTCTTTAAGAAGATAAATTTAATCTTCTCCCCATTATTAATCAGTGGATACTTTGAGTCCAATGATTTATCTTTGATATAATGATTATACAGCAAAGCTCCTCTTGTGTGAATAGGCGTCCCCTTTGTATAAATTGACTGATATGATCTGTATTTTGTGAGTTCATTTACAGACCTTGGGAAAGAAATATCTTCTGGAGGAAGTTTATAAAACTCTTTTTTAAATGACTCCACAAATGAAATCAAATCGTCCTCTGTTTTGTTCATGATGATGTTGAGTGCTTCTTTAATCTTCACTCTGCAAGGTGCAGGGGTAGAAGATTTAACTGCCTCAATACCCATCATCTTCAGTTTTGGAGTTTCATATCTAACTCCTTCACTATCCCAAACATTCAGAATGTATCTTTTCTTTGCAGTCCAGATTCCACGATCAGCAATGTTTTCACGTTTCATCTGCATCTTCTGCTCATAGGCATTTACATAGTCAGCCAATTCTTGGTAGCAACCTTCAATATACTTTTCAAGTTCCACCTGACAGACCTTATCAAGGAACGTGACAATGCTTTCAGTAGTTTTCTCTCTTCCCTTGAATATAGTTTCAACCAAAGGACCCATATTGAGATACACAGAATCAGTATCCACAGCAATAACATAATCAACTCCATCAGTTTTGAGAATCTTATTCATATACTGGTTCAGTTTATTTTCAATCCAACGAATTGAAACCTGACCAGAAAGAGTTACTGCTTCAGCATTTGCAAGT